GATTTATGGATGAAATGAAAGAACAAAATAACGGAGAAGTTGTTTTCGTTGCTACTACAATAGGTGACTATAAAGTAATGGCAGAAGATATGCAAGAACTAAAAAGGTATATCAAACAATTAGGTGAAGTAGTTATATACTATAGAGATGTTACAATGACCGACGGCCAAAAAGGTATCGGCGCAGCTATTGAGGTGAATAAAGATGGCAACAACTAGAATGAAAGATCAATTAAGTAATTGGGATAGAGCTGTTATAGCAGCTAAACTATCAGCAAACGCTTATAAGTCAGAAAAGGCTGCAGTCGCAGCATGTAAGAAAATGGGATTTCCCTGGGCTAAATTAATTTCCAGAGATGGTGCAGAAGTATTAGTAGCTAAAGACCGTAATGATTTATGGTTTGCATTTAGGGGTACTGAACCATCCAAACTTAATGATGTTATGGCTGATCTTAAAGTAATTAAAAATTCGGCAATAGCCGGAGGTAAAGTTCATGGTGGATTCAAACAAGAAGTAGATGACGTGTGGATGGATATTCTAGAAGAACTAGAACATAACGACCAGTTAAAATTACGTAAAGATGTTTACATGACAGGTCATTCTTTGGGTGCTGCAATGGCAACCATATCATCTACAAGATATCAACCAGAAGAATTATTTACTTTCGGATCACCCAGAGTCGGTGGACCGAGATTTATTAAGAATATTAAATGTAAGCATTATAGATTTATGAACAATAATGATATAGTATGTCGTATACCACCAGCGTGGTTAGGATTTAGACATCATGGTGAAATGATTTACTTTAATGCAGCGGGTATTAGACAATCCAATCCAACGTATAAAGACCTCTTTAAAGGTATATTAAACTCTTGGAAGAGATGGAAGTTCTTTGATGGTATTGTCGATCACGGTATGCCAAATTATGTTAAAGCAATTAATAAACTATCAAAGGGTAAATAATGTATTGGTTGTTAATCTTAGCTTTAAAATCTATTCTTAGTTCTGTTATTGGTAGTTCTTTCTACCAATGGTTTGAAAGTACTAGTGGTGGTATATGGTTTCAAAAACAAATCAATCGATTCATGCAGCATTTTGCTGAAAAATATGATCTTGAATTAGCAAAGAAAGATGCTAAGTTTCGTAAACAATATCCTATCCAAGCCGAAAGACTAGATGCTTTAGAAGAAGATTTGACAACCCTATGGGAAGTGAATGGTAAAGCAATAGCAAAACACCTCTCGAAAAAAACTAAATAAAAGATTTACAAATCACTAGATTTGTGGTATAATATATACTTATGAATGGGATAAATGTCATGGAAATAAATGTCACTAAGCGTGATGGAACACAGCAAAATTTTAATTTAGATAAAGTCCATAAAGTATTGGAATGGGCAGTCGAAGATATTACTGGTGTATCAATATCTGAAATAGAAATACGTGCTAACATACAACTATATGATAATATTCCAGCATATGATATACATGAGTTACTCATTAAATCAGCAGCTGAATTAATATCAGATCAAACACCAAATTATCAATTTGTAGCAGCAAGGCTAATATCTTATAAGATTCGAAAAGAAGTTTATGGGGATTATAAACCTTGGAATCTGAAACAAATTATAGAAAAGAATATCGAGCGTGGTGTATACGACGCAGAGATATTAACCAAATATTCTGATAAAGAATTCCAGGAATTAAATAACTATATCAAGCATGATAGGGATGATTCATTTACCTATGCTGGTATGGAACAATTCCGTGGTAAGTATTTAGTCCAGGATAGAAGAACCAAAGAGTTATACGAATCTCCACAAATATTGTATATGATGATTGCGGCAACTCTTTTCCAAAATTATGATGAAGGAAGAATAAAATATGTTAAAGATTATTATGATGCGATTTCGCAATTCTATATCTCTCTACCGACTCCGGTTATGGCTGGCGTACGAACAGCTACGCGCCAATTTAGTTCTTGTGTACTTATCGAGTCCGGAGATAGTTTGGACTCTATTAATGCTACTTCTACTAGCATTGTTAGGTATATAAGCAAGAAGGCCGGTATAGGTATCGGTGCAGGCTCCGTACGAGCCGCTGGTGCACGTGTTGGCGATGGCTCTATCGTTCATACAGGTCTAATACCTTTTTTAAAGTATTTTCAGGCTGCAGTTAAGTCGTGCTCGCAAGGGGGCGTACGCGGGGGCGCGGCGACCGTATACTTACCAGTATGGCATTATGAATTCGAAGATCTTGTAGTATTAAAGAACAATAAAGGTACAGAAGAAAATCGTGTAAGGCATATGGATTATGCTTTCCAATTAAATAAACTAATGTATGAAAGATTATTATCTGGTGGTAATATTACTTTCTTTGACCCGAATGACGTACCAGGATTATATGAATCATTTTATAATGACCAAGATAAGTTCCAAAAGCTATATGAAAAGTACGAGCGTGCTTATAGTATAAGAAAGAAAACATTACCAGCATTAGAAGTATTTCAACAATTACTTCAAGAAAGAAAAGACACTGGTAGAATATACATTATGAATGTAGATCATGCAAACGATCATGGTTCATTTAATGCAAAAGAAGCTCCAATCCATATGAGTAATCTATGTTGTGAAATCGACTTACCGACTACACCACTAGAATATCCAGACGATCCAAATGGAGAAATATCTTTATGCACGTTGTCTGCTATCAATTGGGGTTTAATTAATCAACCAAGTGAATTTAAAAAGTACTGTAATTTAGCAGTTAGAGGATTAGATGAGTTATTAGATTATCAAGACTATCCTATTCAAGCTGCCCAGACTGGTACTATGGGTCGAAGACCATTAGGAATAGGTATTATTAATTTGGCTTATTTCTTAGCGAAACGTGGTTTAAAATACGACGAATCAGCATTTAAAATTGTTGATGAATATGCTGAAGCTTGGTCATATTATCTAATTAAAACCTCTGCTAAATTAGCAAGAAAAAAAGGTGCATGTTTATTAAATAATCAAACAAAATATGCGTCTGGAGACTTGCCAATTGATACATATAAGAGAGCGATAGATAATTTAATAGAGCCTAAAGAACGTATGCCGTGGGACGAGCTCAGAACTGAACTCAAAGAAAGCGGGATCCGAAACTCAACTCTCATGGCATTAATGCCCGCAGAAACCAGCGCTCAAATTAGTAATAGTACTAATGGTATTGAACCACCTCGTGCTTTAGTTAGCTATAAGCAATCTAAAGATGGGGTAATGGCTCAAGTAGTACCTGGCTATCATCATTTAAAAAATAAATACGATTTACTCTGGGATCAAAAAAGTCCAGATGGTTATCTAAAGATCTGTGCAATATTACAAAAATATATAGATCAAGGAATATCTGTCAATACTTCTTATAACCCAGAACACTTTGAAGATAATAAAGTACCTATGTCAGAAATGATTAAGGATTTAGTTACAGCTTATAAGTTTGGAATCAAACAATTATATTATTTTAATACGCACGATGGTTCAGGAGAAATGAAAATAGAATATAACCCACAAGATGAGTTACTTCCAGATAGTGAAGAATTTATCGATGAAGATTGCGAGGCCTGCGTAATATGAGCGTATTAAGAAAAAATAAAAAATCACACCTAACAAAGAATATGTTTCTTGATGAAGGTGTAGACATACAGAGGTTCGATGTTTTAAAGTATCCTGCCTTAGATAAAATGACAGATAAACAATTAAGCTTTTTCTGGAGACCAGAAGAGGTTGATGTCAGTAGAGACAAAAAAGATTTTAATAATTTAACAGAACATGAAAGGCATATTTTTACTAGTAATCTCAAAAGGCAAATACTACTGGACTCAGTTCAGGGTCGAGCTCCCAATTTGGCATTTTTACCAATCGCTTCTCTACCCGAGGTGGAGAATTGGATTGAAACGTGGTCGTTTTCTGAAACTATCCACTCTAGATCTTATACACACATTATTCGCAATGTTTATGCTAACCCTTCCACTGTCTTTGATGGTATGCTAGACGTCCAAGAAATATTAGAATGTGGAAATGACATTGGTAGATATTACGATGATCTAATCGATTGTAATAATTCAGCTACAAATAGGATGCAACACAAACGATCTTTATATATGTGTATGCTTTCGGCAAATGCATTAGAAGGTATAAGATTTTATGTTTCTTTCGCGTGCTCGTGGGCGTTCGCGGAACTTAAAAAGATGGAAGGCAATGCTAAGATTATTAAGTTTATCGCAAGAGATGAGAACGTTCATCTTGCAGGAACAACTACTATTCTTAGAAACTTTATAAAAGAAGATCCTGAATTTATTAAAATAGCAAAAGAATGCGAAGATGAAGCTACCAATTTATTTGTTAAGGTTATCGAACAAGAAAAAGCCTGGGCAAAATATCTATTTAAAGATGGTTCAATGATTGGATTAAATGAACAGATTCTCGGGCAATATATAGAATGGATTGGATCTAAACGTATGAGAGCAATAGGTTTAGTATCACCATATTCTGTACCGAAAGTAAATCCATTACCTTGGACAGAGAAATGGATCGGTGGTGGTAACGTACAAGTTGCACCACAAGAAACCGAAATAACTAGTTATGTTGTTGGTGGAGTTAAACAAGATGTGGATCAAACCACTTTGTCCGGATTATCACTATAATGGAAATCCAAGCAACAATGCCAGTTCAATATAATAAACCAAACATTGAATACCAGCAGGTAACTGTGAAAGTCAATATTAATAAACAAACGGAAACGGTATACACTTATGATAAGAATGCTAACCTTATTGCAACTGTAGTTCGTTCCCATAACTTAGGAGAAGTGTGAGAGAATTAGGAATAGTATTAGTAGGAATGTTTGCATTCTTTTTATTTTTTGCAGGAGTAATATATCCGGATATAGAATATAAGAATATACCAAGTAACAGTACATGCTACGGCGAATGTTACCAAGAATATATAAGAGCAAATGGAACATTTTTAGAACAATTAGAAGAGAAAAAACTAGCTGCAGCAGCAGACGAGTTTAGTTCAATAAAAGGATTATGGGCAGGATGCGCAGCATGCCACGGAGATCAAGGTCAAGGTGTGGCAGTATTTCCTAAACTATCAGGTCAGTCAGCTGATTATATTACTGGTAGATTAAATGCCTATAAAAACAGAGAAGAGATAGGACCAATGAGTGCCACAATGTGGGGACAAGCTGGGGGTTTATCTGATCAAGAAATACAAACATTGAGTAAATACATTGAACAATTATAAAGAAGCAACAAAACAAGAACAAAAAGAATGGCAAGAAGGTGATAGAACATGGTGGGCTGACAGAGCTCTTCATTTCGTAGCAATAGCATCAGTAGTACAAGTAATCATGCTTAGTATGATGATGATGTCATTTTGGGTCATACAACTAGGTGTACAATAATGATGGTAGAAATTTATAGTAAAGATAATTGTCCGTATTGTGATATGGCAATTAAACTTGCAGAGCAACATACTAACGTACTAAGAATATTTAAATTAGGGATAGATTTAGATAGAGAACTAATGCTATTTAAATTTCCAAACGCAAGAACATTTCCCCAAGTAGTTGTAGATGGTAAACAAATAGGTGGATATACAGAATTTAAAAAACTCATAGATGACCGTAAAGCAGAAGCAATTGATGCTATAGACGGGAAATATGGAATATGATATACATATTCGACTGCGGTTATTGTTTCAAATTATCTGAAATAAAAATAGAAGAAGATGATACTAGTCCAAAGTATTGTCCATTTTGTGGTGAAGTTGCAGAAGAAGAGGTAGAAGGTGAGCTTGATTTTGATGCATAAATACTATTATGGACTGGATATATCAAGGCAAAACATTCGTACCACCAAAAGACTTTGACCCTAAAACAATGTATGGATTTATCTATCAGGTAACGAATACCGTTAACGATAAGAAATATATTGGTAAAAAATTCTTTTGGAGTAAGAAAACCCTCCCACCTTTAAAAGGTCAAAAAAGAAAAAGACGATCAATAGTAGAATCGGATTGGCGTACTTATTGTGGTTCTTCTAAAAACCTAACAGAGGATATAGCTGAAATAGGGCTAGATAAATTTTATAGAGAGATACTTTATATTGGAACTATGAAAGGTGAATTAGCTTATATGGAAGCAAAACTACAGTTCGAGAATGAGGTGTTGCTCAGAGATGATTATTATAATGGTATAATAAATATCCGATTAGGTTCAAATAGCGTCAACATATTAAAATGAGAGTAAACGTTTTAGCAAACGGTCCATCCAAAAAATACTTCAAACAACAACAACCTGAAGGCGAATTGCTTTTATGCAATATTCCTGCCTACGATATACCTGCAAATAAAGTCCACGGCTTATGTATGACTGATGGTAGATTTTTAAAGTTCCTATGCACTGGAATACTGGATTATGGAAATGGTGGTGATTTCTACCAGGAAGAAAAAGAACCTCCTAAGCTTGATAAGTATGACTGGATATTAGGGCAGAGAGCTACTAAATACGCTAGAAAATATCCAGAACAATTAAAACAATTTTCTAATAAAAGAATATTCATGCATCGGATATCATCAAGTACTGGCTTACTAGCTATAAAATATGCTCATGATGTTATATTACAGAAGTTTCAAGACGTGGGGCAAATACATATTTACGGCATGGATGCTTTATTTCAAGATGATGTATCTAGTTCTACACACAAAATAGTCGGTAGATCTAACCAGGAGCACGGGGTTAACCTTACCCTAGAAGGATGGAGGAATAGTATGTATAAATGGTTAACAGAGAAACATCAAGAATCTAAGGTAAAGTTCTTTTTTTATACGGATAAAGATCGGATGGTATTACCAAAACCAGACTTTAGACAACCAAAAAATATAAAAATTAGGGGTTTACAAACACCTTAAACTATGGTATAATACATCTTATGAATAAAAAAACAAAATCTAATGTTATTGCTTTTCCAGATAGAAGAGAAGCTATAGAAAAAAGTTTAACAGAATCAAGAGAAGCAGTAGAATTTATGACTTCCGAAGCTGTTGATACATCCGTTTATATGTTAGAATTAATAGAACAATCCTTAGAGATTAATCAAGATTCTTTATTTACTAATATGAATTTCAGAGATCCTGAAGTTCAGGAATCACGTGATATGCATGCAATAGTAAATCTAATGAATGCAATGTTTATGCGATTCTTAGGAATTCCACACGATTTACATCAATCGCTAGATACCGTGTTTGTTAAAGCCAAGCTAATGAATCAAGGCGAAGAAGATGAACTAATCGGTGAAGATGATTATGAAATAGAATTTATACCAGACTTTGATCTGGATGGAGATGACGATGATAATAGTTGATTACAGCCAAATTGCTTTAGCAAGTATAATTGTACAAAGGATAGATGATCCAGAACTAATACGACATATATGTTTAAATACTCTTAGAATGTATAATAAAAAATATAGAGATGAATATGGTCAAATGGTATTAGCATGCGATGGATTTAATTCTTGGAGAAAACAATTCTTTCCAGAATATAAAGGCGCACGTAAAAAGAATAGATCTGCTTCAGAGTTAGATTGGAATCTAATCTTCACTACACTAAATGATATCAGAGAAGAGATTAAATTAAACTTCCCGTGGAAAGTGTTACATATAGAAGAATGCGAAGCAGATGATATTATAGCTACATTAACTATGCAAACCCAAGAATTTGGATTACATGAACCAGTTATGATTATATCTTCAGACAAAGATTTTATACAATTACAAAAATTTAACAATGTAAAACAATTTAGTCCAGCTACTAAAAAATTCGTAGTAGATCCTAACCCTAGATTATACAAATGGAATCACGTATGTCGTGGAGATGCAGGTGATGGTGTTCCTAATGTTTTATCCCAGGATGATACATTTATGGTTGAAGGTAAAAAACAAAGCCAACTACGCCAAGCTAAGGTCGATGAGTGGGCAGAAAACATAGATAATCTAAGAGAATATATGGGTGATGAGATATATAGAAACTATCAAAGAAATCAAACATTAATTGACTTTGATTATATACCAGAAACTATACAAAAAACTATTATAAATACTTTTAATGAAACAAAACCTGCACCAAATATGAAGGTTTTGAATTACTTAGTTAAGAACAGATTAAAGAATCTGATTGAATGTACGGAGGAATTTTATACACATGGCTAAACTATTAATACCAGAACTCTTCAAGAAAATTGAAGATACCACTAACAAAGCTGCACAAGTAAGTTTACTTAGAAGCAACTCTCATCCAGCGCTAAAAGATATACTTAGGATTAATTTTGACGCAGATGTTGTTACGCTTCTTCCAAAAGGTGCACCAACATATGAAAAAGATGATGCTCCAGCTGGATACTCACCATCTTCCCTTTTCAAGGGTTATAGAAAATTCAAATACTTTTTTAAAGGACCAATCGGGAATCAATGTAAACCTATTCGAAGAGAAGGAATATTCCTTAGTCTAATCGAATCAATGCATCCATCTGAGTCAGAAGTTTTAATTCAGGCAAAAGATAGATCATTGAAAGTAAAAGGTTTGACAGGAGCTTTAGTAGATGAAGCTTTTCCCGGTTTAGTTGTAAAGGCAATCAAAAAGCCAGCACCTAAAAAAGCAACAACAAGCAAAAAGAAAAAAGAGGTATAGCCTATGCATTAATACTTTGTGATGTAATTTTAACAATAATCAACATGGAGATTGCTTATGATTACAGATTTGGAACGTCTCAAGAGAGATTACAAAGAGACCATTAGTTATAAAAGACGATTGAGTCGAAAAGGTAAAGATCTCTTAGCTTACAAGCTAGAAAAAAAAGCTTTAGGTCTAAGACATCACATTAAAGAATTACAAATATTAGGAGGTTAGAAACAGGGTTTGACCCTGGTTCGCCAGGGTTAAACATATTAAGAAAATGGTAATGAGAACATCAACAGAAATGCACACTTATTTTTCAGATGATGAAACTAAAGTAGCAAAGGTCTATGAAGCATATGAAGGATGGTTCGTAGAATTTTATAAAGATAACAAATTAGTTGAGCGGAGAGATCTCTTTGAACACAATGAGGAATATGCAGAAAATGCAGCCGAGAATTGGGTTCTTGGAGTAATAAAAGGATAAAGGGTTTACAAATACCTTAAACTGTGGTATAATATACATTATGAATATATTTGTTTTAGATAATAATCCAGTCATTGCAGCTCAAATGCAATGCGATAAACACATAGTCAAAATGATCTTAGAATCAGGTCAAATGCTTTCAACAGCACATCGTATGTTGGATGCAGAAGAAACCCGTGGTCCATCTAAGTCTGGAAAGACTATGGTCAAAAAATGGGTATTCAACAATGATGAAAGAGAAGATGTGCTATATAAAGCTGTGCATATGTATCATCCCTGTACTACTTGGACAATCGAATCAAGCGACAATTACGAATGGCATTACCAGCACTTTGTTGGATTATGCGATGAATATAAGTACAGATATGGAAAAACACATGCAACAGATATTCGTCTTAGAGAACCTTTAAAAGATATGCCACAAAATATAAAGCATAAAGGTTTAACAGATTTTGCATTAGCGATGAAAGCTTTTCCTGATTGTATTACTGAATGTCCAGTAGAATCATATCAGAATTATTACCATACAAAACTAGCATATATGCCAATGGTATGGTCTAAAAGAAAACAACCAGAATGGTTTAATCCACAAGCATACGAAAAAACACATAACAAATTAGATTGGGTTGGAGAACATTGGGAGAGAGCAAATGCCAACATATGATTTTAAAAATCTAGAAACTGGTGAGATAGAGAAAGATCGGATTATGAGTATATCCCAAATGGAAGAATATACGAAAGACCCGAATATCCAACAGGTAATTTCAACATCTAAAAATAATATAATTTCAGGTAAAGAAGGCGCAACACTAAAGAAAGCTGGCGAAGGTTGGAAAGAAGTACAAGATAGAATTAAATCTGGTTTACCACCACGATTTAGAGATAATATAAAAACTAAATGAGTATAGAATTAGCAAAATTAGATAATAAAGAATATGTATATGGAACTTACGAAGAAGTTGAAGCATATGCAGAAAAAGAAAATACGTGTGTAGATAGATATTTAGATCACGTTAATCCCTCAACAGTATATAATCAATTTAAATGGATAGGCAAAGGATTATCAGATCCTTATGCAGTTTCTGTTCCTTACAACTATGATAAAGAGAAACCAGCTGGAACATTTAATACACGTGGGGTTAATCAAGAAAAATGGTAGAAAAGAATATGATGTTTAAACATACAGAAATAAAATATAATGAAGAAGGATTAGATCAACAGAATAGAAAATCCGGTAGAGTATACGTAGATGATTCAGGTAATGAATATCCTAGTATAACAAGAGTATTATCCATTCTCAGTAAAGATGCTATTATAGCTTGGCGTAAACGTGTTGGTGCAGAAGAAGCTAATCGTATTAGTACTAAGGCAGCTAAGCGTGGTACTAAAGTGCACGGACTTATAGAAAAATATATTGCAAATGAAGATTGGAATGTTGATGTAAATCTTTTAGATTTAGCAGTCATGAAAGATGTTACACCAGCCATTTCAAAAAGCTTATCTGAAGTATATGCTATAGAGAAAAAGATGTATTCAGAACATTTAGGAGTTGCTGGCACGGTAGATTGTGTTGGTATTTGGAATGGTAAAAGAAGTATTATTGACTGGAAGACTTCACGTAAGTGGAAGAAGAAAGAATGGATTAGTGGTTACTTTATGCAATCTGCAGCTTACGCTGTTATGTGGGAAGAGAGAACAGGTATGCCAATTAAGAATTTAGTGGTATGTATCGCTGGAGATGAAGGCTTACAAATATTTGAGGAAGATCGTGATGATTGGACACAACCATTAATAGATACTATAGATAAATTTAAACGAGGAAACAAATGAGTGAAGGTTACGCAGGACCATTATTAGAAGCTTTAGTTATAAAACTTGAAGGTGATATAGCAATTGCAAAAGCTAACATCGGGGTTTATAAAACAAACGCAGCTGGTATAGGTGAACATCCCGGTATTGTAGAAGCTATCGAAAGCGAAATTTCTAAAATAGCTGAAGCAGATGACAAAATAGAGACTATTAGAAAATACTTTTAGTATAAATAGTAGTTTACAATATCATTTTTTTATGGTATAATAGGACTACTATGCAAAATTTTAAACAATATTTATCAGAAGGTACCAAAGGTTTAACTATCTTTGATATCGATGACACTATGTTTAAAACAAAAGCCAGGGTAAAGATAAAATCTACTGGCAAATATCTAACTCCCCAACAATTTAATACCTATAAATTAGGTAAAGGTGAGGAGTTAGACTTTGGTGAATTTAAATCAGCAAAGTTATTCCAACAAACTGCGGTTCCAATCGGTAAGATGATCGCTAAGTTTAAAGCGATTCTGAAAAATGCTGTTAAGTCAGGATCGAAAGTAATAATAGTAACTGCTCGAGCAGATATGGACGATAAGAAATTATTCCTTGATACATTTAGATCTCATGGAATCGATATTGATAAATCACATATCATTCGAGCAGGTAATCTAGGTATGAAATCAAGTGCTGAAGCCAAAGCACAAGTATTCAAACAATTCCTAGACACAAATGAATACAGCAGAATTAGATTATTTGACGATGATAAGAGTAATTTGAAAGCACTCCTATCCCTCAAAGATGATTATAACGACATAGAGTTTGAAGCTTGGCTAGCGAATGACAAAGGTCAAATTAAAAAGGTGAAGTAATGCCAACAAAATTTAAACCAAGCACACACGTAAGATTAAGAGGAGAAGCGAAAGCTACCACAACTCACTATTATATTAAAAATATTTCTCAAGAAGAATTATTTGAAACATTAAATAATAGTAATACTGTTAATAAAAAGAAACAAAAAATTAGAAATGAATTAGTCCGAAGAGGGATTAAAATAGTAATGGTACCAAAAGATGTCTAAACAATGGCACGGGGGAAAGGGTGATAAAGTCCGAAGTCCAGATCAGCAAAAGTATGCTGATGGATGGGAACTAGCCTTTGGCAAAAAGAAACCAGAAGTTAAGGCTCGTAAAGCCCAACCAGATCATTCTATTACACAAATACATAGAGATAAATCTAAAGTCATTCCTAGGAAGCATAAATATAAAGATACAGAGGAAAGAATATGAGTATGGATTTAGACAAATTTGATTTTGGATTTACGGCAGTAGATGAGTCAGAACTAGAAGCAGTTCAAAAGACTAGTAGTAAATTAGAATCAACATCAAGTAAAGCTTCAGAGTTAGAGGATAAGTTAAATAAACTATATAATGCTATTCAACCTCTATTAACAAATTTAAAAATGAATCCGGAGAAAGAATATATTCTCTGGCCAAACAGAGTAGAAAAGGTAGAACAATTCGAAGATTTAATATCTGCAATTGTTAAATAAAATATGGCACTAAACTCAACAAACCTAGGTCTAAACGAAATCAACCAACACGTCGACGGTAATACAGGACCAACATATACTATTACGGATAATGCTGATTTAAACGC